AGCTTTTGGAAGTCTTACTGGCCAATTACAAAAAAGACTTAATCAATTTTCAGGTGTAGATTTTCAAGCTGATTCTAGAGCCATGGTTGAACCGGTTGGTGCACCTATAACATTGTATATGCCTCAGGCCATTCAGTTTGCAGATGTGGCAATATATAATCAATTGGCATTAGGTCAATTAGGAGCTGTAACAGAGGCAGCATTGAATGCTGGTGCTGGTGGTTTAGCTGCTGTTGGTGCTGGTATTATGGGAATTGGAAGTCAATTGTTAGGAAATCCTGGTGCAGCAGCAAACAGTGCATTAGCAAGAGCGGGTGTTGCAGGAATGGTAGCAAGTGTGAATGCTCAAGTAGGTGGAGCATTTAGAAGAGCTACTCAAACAACTTTGAATCCTAATCAAAGGACATTGTTCGAACATCCAAATATAAGAGAATTTTCTTTTACTTTTCAGCTTATTCCTACAAGTAAAAAAGAAGCTGAAGCAATTCAAAAGATTGTTAGAAAATTCAGAACAGAAATGTACCCAACACAGATTGTTGCTGGAGATACTGGAGTAGCTGTAGGATACGAATTTCCTAATAAGTTTGAGATCACAATGAAACACAATGGAAAACAAATACCAGGTACAGAAATGCTACCATGTTATTTAAGAGGTGTAAATGCTACATATAATCCAACTCAAATGGGTATGTACGAAGATGGTAATTTTAATGAAACTACTTTAACATTAAACTTTGTAGAGGAAAGAGCTTTACATAAAGGTGACGATGGACTAGATGGTAGAAGTAAAACACACGAAGTTGAGATAAATGAAACAGATATAGCAGTTGCTGATGGAGCTGATCGTCAAGGATTTGATCCTTCACGATTAAACCGAAATCTAAGCATTGATTTTAACGTAAATTATCAGGACCCTATAGTAACATTTGGTGATAACTAATGTCTCAGTATTTTAAAAATTTTCCAGTTGTAGGATATAAATTTGGTGATGAAGTTTCAACTTCTATATTTAACAATATAAGTGTTTATAGTGATTTAATCGATCAGGTATCTGACGAAGTAGTATTTTATCAGAAATACAATATACTTGATGGTGATAGAGCCGATACTTTGTCATATAAATTATATGGAACAACGGATTATCATTGGACCTTTTACTTACTAAATGAACAATTAAGAGAATCTGGTTGGCCATTAACCGAACAAGAAATATCAGAACAGCTAACAAAGAATTTTCCAGATAGAGCTATTACCTCTAACTGTAGAGATATCACAGGCACAAAATTAAACAGCGATGTTGCTGATGATAACATTGGTACTTTATTTACTGTAGGACAAGCAGTAACTGGTTATAACAGTGGACATACTGGAGTCATACAAGATAGACAAATCGATATTGGTCAATTCATTATCAGTTCAAGCAATACAAATGCATTCTCTACAGACCAATTTTTAACATACAATGATGATGAAGGTATTGCACAATATCTTCGTGTCATCTCTGTAACTGAAGAAAAAAATGGAGTACATCATTACGAAAACTCAAGTGGAGTATGGCAAGATGTAGATCCATTTGAAATCACAACAAGGACGCCATCAGGACTTGTGACTAAAACTTTTGAAGACAATTTCAGAGAACGTAACGACGAGCTGAGACAGATTAAAGTTTTCAGAAAAGATATTATTAGAAAAGTGGTGTCTGAGTACTTTAAATCAGTCGAAAGCTAATGCCAACTTCAAATCAATCACAATATAGAATATCTAGGGCAGTTATTACCTCTAATGCTACAGGTGATAATACTTTCGACGTGTCTGGTGCAATTTTAGAAATAGACATATTTGAAAATTTAGATAGACCTTATCTTACAGGTAGAGTATCAATGCTCGATGATAACTCTATTTTTGATGGAAATAGACATCTTCAATTCAAAGGAACTGAGAGATTAAAAGTTTTTATCGAAGTATTTAGTTTAACTGAAAATAGTTACACTATCGAAAAAGAATTTGTGATGACAAATATGAGAAGTATGGTAAAAGCAAATGATAGAGCTGCTATGGTTCAGTTTGATCTATGCGAACCAATTTATTATATTGATCGATTTAAAAAATTTAGTCGATCATATACTGGAACACCCGTAGAAATTATCAACAAGATACTTACGGATGACAATTTATTAGGTGATGAGCGTGGATTAATAAAACTAACTGATGATCCAATACAAAAGCCAATAAAAGTTGTTATTCCATATCTTACTCCATTACAAGCCATAAAATGGTTATTGAATAGATGTACATCTGTAAATGGCACACCATATTTCATGTATTCTACAATAAGAGAAGATGGAATATTTTTAGATTCATTAGACAATATTTTAGTACAGCCTCCATTCAACAATCAGTCTCGATATAAGACTGCACCATTTGTTCAATCTGTTGCATTTACAAACTCAGCACCAGGATGGACAAATCCAGAGTATCAGGTTATTAAGCATCATGTATTTGATAATCAACATAGTACGTTTAAACTTCTTGATACTGGTGCTATTCATTCTAAATTTTCAGTGTCAGATATTAATTCAAATACTTCTTTAGAAACTGAATATAAAAGCAATACTCATTTTACAAATTTAAAAAATAAAGAGATAGTACCAAGACAAAATGTATTTGATGCATTTGATGATTATAATAATCAACCATCGATGTACTTTCATCAGATCACCTCATCGAATGTTTATGCAGATTATCGAACTTACTATGATGAGAATAGTAAATCAGATCATAGAAAGAAAGTAGAGAATATGGCAACGAAAGCTTTCTTGTTAGAAAATATGATTACAGCAGAAGTACCAGGTTATAATTTTATAGCTGCTGGAGCTCCTGTATCATCTATTGCATCGTTTATATTTAACAGTAATAACTCATCACAAGATAATACGTCAGAATTAACAGACGTAATTGATTTAGAAAAAACTGGAGATTACATGATTCACTCTCTTCGATATAAGTTTGTAGCTTCTCAAGTTAGTGTATCATTGTACGCAACTAAGTTATCACGAAACTATGAGGTATTTGCATAATGTTAGAGCATTACGGAGATAGAAGTCGATGGTTTGTTGCAACTGTGATAAACAGTACTCCACCTTATGGCTTAGAAGGTAGAGTAAAAATAAGAATACGTGGTGTTCATTCTCCAAGTACAGGAGATATACCAGAAGCAGATTTACCTTGGGCTCAGGTACTTTTACCGACAACTGAAGCTGGAGTTTCAGGTTTAGGCAGAACACCAAAATTAACAGCAGGTGCTTTGGTCTTTGGATTTTTTATGGATGGTGCTGCATCTCAATTACCATTAGTAGTTGGATCTTTACCAAAAGATGAATATCCAACAGCAGCACAAAAATATGCATTTGGAGACAAAGTTGAAAACTTACCTGTTGAAGCATTACAAAGTGATACGATTACAAGCGCAGCAACAAAAAGATTGAGAAGAAGATCTGAAGGAATGAAATTCTTTATCGATAATGGTTATACAATAAATCAGGCTGCTGGAATTGTAGGTAATTTAGATCACGCATCATTATTAAATCCTGCAGGTAGTGGTATAGGAAACTGGAATCAAAATAGACAAAGTGAATTAATTGATTTTTCTTTAAAATTTACTAAAGGTGGTGAAGCTTCAGCGTTACTATCTCAAAGATATTTAATTCAATTACGATTTGTGCTTTATGAACTTAGAGGTTCAAAGGGATTTGCAAATGGTAAATTACTTAAGTCAACAAAAGTAGAGGGCGATAATGGCTCTGCACAAATCATTAAAAGATACTATATAGATAATTTTGACCCAGTTGACGAAAACGAAGTATTAGAACAGTGCTTAGTTGCTAAATTAGAGACGGAGAATGCATAGTGGGTGCTAAGATAAGACAAGTAGAACAAACTAAAAAGCAGATACAAGAAGCAGCTCAGCTTCAAAACGTTAAAGATCTGGTGTCTCAAGGAATTTCTGATTTTACCAATTCTACCTTAAGTACTTTTACTGGAAAAATAGACGAAATAAAAGGTGGACTACAGGCTTTACAAACTGGAGGAACCGAAGCGATTAATGCTTTAGCTTCAGGAAATATTGCAGGATTAGGTAATGCTTTAGGTTCTATATCTGGTGTTGCAAGTATAGTACTTAAATCAAAAGAAATTACAATAGAATACGATTCAGCAGGATTTCCAGTTGGAACTACTGAAGCTGTAACAAGTACAACTGATAGCTTATTAAATGTAATGTCAGATTTTAGTACACTCACAGATTTAGCAGATGGAGGTTTACAGTCAGTTGTTACTTTAGGAGTAACTGAAGGCATTAATGCTGCAAAGAATGCAGCGAAAGATAAGATTGGTCAGTATGTAAGTTCTGATTTTATACCATCTAATGCTACAGATAGCGATATTGATATCATTAATCAGTTTAGAACATTTAGTACAGAAAAATTTAATGTTCAAGAACAGGTTTCAGAATTAACTGGAGCTGATGGTCAAACAGTACTTAATTCAGTACAGAGTTTAAAAGACAATGTAAATAATATTCAAAACAGCGTACAAAATTTTCAAAACAGAGTAAGTAGTGTATTAGGCGGAAATAAAGCTCTTGGTCTAGTTCAAAGAGTATCACAAAAAGTTGATCCGAATATTTCTACAATCACAGATGCATTAGAGATTGACACAAGTCAATCTGCATTTGATCCACCATTTCAGATTGGATCAAATGTTGCTGAGTGGCAAGTTTCAAATAAGAGAACAATTATTTTTAGTTACATTAACACAGTTGAAGAGTTAAGAGCAGACTTAGCAGCTATACTTAGACCTATTACTGGAGTTGTGGTGCATTGGACTAAACATTTCTCAAACCAAGATATAGGTTCAGAAGAAATTCATAATACAGCAATAGACTTAGGTGAAGATGGTATACAATATCATTTTGTGATACGTAGAGATGGTTCACTACAAAGAGGTCGACCTACAGGTTTGACATCTAATCATACAACAAAATTAAATCACAATACAAAGAGTTTAGGTGTTGCTTTTGTTGGTGGATATAATTGTCCAACACAGACAGAAAATCCTGACAAATACTTATCTTCTAAATCACTAACACAAGCACAATTTGCAACGTTTGAAAAATTATGTGCAGCTTTTTATTTAAGATTTCCTGGAGGGCAAATTATTGGTCACAATGATTTAGATCCAGAATTTATTGATCCTGGATTTGACGTAAGAGATTACGTTGAGGATGTTTTCAATAAGAAGTCTCTATTTGCGGATCCATCTGTTGGTACAGCATTTGAACCTGCAGAAATTAATTCAACGGTATTACCATGACTACAGAAGCAGAAAAAGATCAAATTAATCAATCGCAAGGAATAAAGACAGAAGGCTTTAACGATCCCACTGGAGAATATCCTCGTAAAGATTATTTCTTTGGAACTTCAATTAATGCTGCAGCTCGTGGTGCAAAAGTAAATGAGTTATACACGGGTGGTGGAGAATTAGACGTATCAATTGATTTACCAGATCAAAGAGCATCAGAATATCCACACAATCAAGTACAAGAAACCTCATCAGGTCATGTAATTGAGATTGATGATACTCCAGGCGGTGAAAGAATACTGATTAAACATAAATCTGGTTCTGGAGTAGAACTTAGAGCAGACGGTAGTACTGTACACAGCTCAAAAAGAAATCGTGTTGAAGTTGTTGGAGGCGATGATACAGTTATCGTTGAAGGTACAGCAAAACTTATTTACAATGGTAACTTAGATGTAGAAGTAACTGGAGATTATAACTTAACTGTCGGTGGTAACATGGCAGTAAAAGTAAAAAATGGTTTAGACGAAGACATATACGAAAATAGAGTTACTACTGTTCACGGTAATGAAAGAATTAGTGTTGACGGTGCATCATCTAAAAGTGTTGTTGGAACAAACACACTTACTTCTTTAGGCAATCATAACGTATTTGTAAAAGGAGAAAGAAAAGATTATGTTGAAGGTGATGTAGACTTTAGTAGTAATGGAAAAGTTAGACAATCTGGACAAACATATGCAATTGCAGCTAAAACAACTGCAATGTTTACAGGTAATTCAATTAGTGTTACTGGTAATACGGGTGTAGTTGGTGGAGATTTAGTCGATCACTTAGGTAGAACTTATTCCGGAATTGGTGTTGGAAAAGCTACAACATTTTTTGGTTCACTTGTTGGAACAGCGAGTAGTGCATTATTTGCGAATAGAGCTGGATCAACTCCTTTTGCTAGTTATGCTACGACTGCTGGAGCTGCACCAACTGGAGCAGCTGTTGTAAAATCACCATTGAAAAAACCTTTAGTTTATGTTGTTACTCCTTCTGCAGTTGATAAAACAGGAAGTACACCGATTGTTCAAGGATTACTTGCATCATCAAACTATGGTGTTAGAAATGTAAGTATCGATCCAAATAATCTAATTAAAGATAATCAGACAAGAGCACGATATCAGAACTTATTAAATCATGAGCCAAACATTCATGAGATCAGACACTTACTAAGAAGTAATTCAAGTGGCGGTTTACTCGCAGATCAATTAGTAAAAGAAAATAAAATTAATGTTAAGTATGCTGATGCAATGCCAGCAGATGAAAAGATTGAAAGATCTGTTGGAAGACAACCAACTTCTAGATTTGGTTATGATGCAATTGGAAATAACGCTATCGAAAATAGAAGTAAACGATTTATACCAGCTGAGAGAAAATAATGATTATATTAGTTGACCCATTATACAATCCAAATTTTAGAAGTGCAATAGAATCTTCTACTCCACTTGGTCCTGGAATTACTGTAGCCAAATTTATTGGTGCACCAGGAACACCAAGTACAATGCAAGATTATAAAGGAAGTGAATTTCAGTTAGCAAGAAACTTATATTTGCAAGCTGAAGCAATGAGAATTGTGCATGATAATAAAAATTTTAACTCCATTCGATTAGTACCGACTGATGTACAAACGAATGGACAAATTGTCGGTTATCAGGTTGTTGGTAAAGATGGTAAGGTTGATATACCACAAACCTTTGACGTAGCAGAATTTTGGAAAGATTATATTAACTTTGAAAAAATACAATTGTGGTATGATCACTTTAATCCCGATGGCACTTTAAGTGTTTCTATCTTATTACACATGCCATCTGTGCCTGAGTCTTTTGACGTAACATTTAGTGGACAAATCGAAACTTTGTATAATAACTATGTTCAGGCAACAAATGAATTAGTAGAATTTTCTTAATAGTATTATAAATAATGTATTATGGCACGAGCATTATCAGCAGAAGATCAAAATTTAACATCGAGTATATTAACTTCTCGAGTTAGAAAGTATAAAGATATAGATTTAACGTTTGCAAAAAAGCAAACGGGTGATGTCTATAAAAAAGAAGATGCTGCTGCTGTTAAGCAAGCTATTCGTAGTCTTTTATTAACAAATAGACTTGAGAGACCTTTTCAACCTGCATTTGGTGCAAATATTAGGTCTTACTTATTTGAACTCATTGGTACTGATACTCCTAATGAAATAAGAAGAAACATAATTACTTCAATAGAGATATTTGAACCTCGTGCTGAGATTTTAGGATTAAGTGTATTTCCTTTAGAAAATAATAATGAAATACGAGTTAACTTAATTGTACAAGTAAAAAATACAACACAACAAATTAATTTTTCATTCGTAGTATCGAGGTTAAGATAATATGGCAACAACAATTAAATCTACAGCTTTAGATTTTAATTCAATTAAAAATAATCTAAAGACTTTTTTAGCAGCACAAGATGAGTTTGCTGATTATGATTTTGAAGCATCGGGCTTATCAAACATCCTCGATGTTTTAGCTTATAATACACACTATAATGCACTTATAGCAAATTTTGCTTTAAATGAATCATACTTAGGTACAGCACAACTAAGAAGTTCAATTGTATCTTTAGCAACAGCAATCGGTTACATACCTGATTCACGCATTGCATCTCGTGGAACAGTTAATTTAAGTATCACTATACCTGTAACTGATACAAGACCAGATATCGTAACAATGCCAATTAACACCAAACTTACTGCTACGATAGATGATACAACTTATACCTTTCAAACAAGAGAAGAGTTATCAGCAACAAATGCAAGTGGAACATATAATTTCCAAACTGCAGCTGGAAGCAGTTCAATATTGGTATATGAAGGAGCACAAAGAACTAAGACTTTTATTGTAGGTCCATATTCTGAAAATTTAACTTATGTTATACCAGATGCAAATATGGATATTACAACTGCAATCGTAAAAGTATATGATTCACCATCATCTTCACTTTACACAACTTATACAAATATAGCCGATGCTCAAGAATTAACTTCAGCTTCGACTGTATACATCTTAAAAGAAGCTCCAAATGGTTACTTTGAATTAACATTTGGTGATGGTAATACTTTAGGTGTTACACCGACTGCAGGTAAACAAATTGTTGTTGATTACTTATCAGTTTCTGGTCCAGATGCAAATGGTGCTTCTACATTTACACCATCTACTCAATTAAGTGTTGGTTCAGAAAATTACACTATTTCTGCTACTACTGTTGCTAACTCAACAAGTGGTAAAGTAAAAGAATCAATAGAATCGGTTAGAAAAAATGCACCATTCTTGTATGCATCACAAAACAGAATGGTGACAGCTACTGACTACTCATCACTTATTTTGAGAAACTATTCTACTCTGATTGATGATATCAATGCATGGGGTGGAGAAGAAAATACAGAACCTAAATTTGGTTCAACTTATGTTTCTATTTTATATGATACAGACGTAACAGATGCACAAAAGACAGCGACAGAAGATGGTATTAGAACACTTGTTCGAGACTTAGGTGTTATATCATTTGATGTAGAATTTGCAGATCCTGCTATTACATTTGTTGAAGCAGATGTATTCTTTCAATTCAATCCTAAACTTACAACTGTATCAGAAAACACAACAAGAACAAATGTAAGGCAAGCAATTATAGATTACTTTGAAGACACTTTATTGTTTAATACTACAACAAATGCTGGTAAATTTAAAAGAGCATTTAGAAGATCAAATTTGTTAACTGACGTTGACGCAGTAAGTACTGCAGTATTATCATCAAGAGCAGATATTCGAATGCAACAAAGATTGAATGTATCGACACCAGGATTGGCTGCTGATTCAACTGTTGTTGGTAGTCTTTTATTATCAACTTCTAGAACATATACACTTACATATCCAACAACTATTGCAGCTCCAGATGATGTAAATTATATTGTAACGAGTACTAAATTTACATATAATGGAGTACTCTGTGAATTAAGAAATAGATTAAATTCAAATGTATTAGAAATTGTAAAAGCATCTGATAAATCTGTTGTGGTTGATAACATTGGTAGTTATAACACCACTGCTGGAACAGTTAGACTTGAAGGATTTGCTCCATCTGCAATTACTGGAACTTACTTGAAGATTGCAGCTGTACCTGCTAATCAATCGGTTATTGCACCAACAAGAAATGATATTGTTGGTTATGACGAATCACGAAGTGCTGTAAGAGTCGTAGAAACAACAGCACAAACTTAGGTAAATCATGTCACATAGATCTTTTGTAGATAAGAAAAGAAGAGAAATTAACTTATCGAAGTATGAAGTTAAGTCTGTTCTGCCTGAGCATTTCCAGGAAGATTATCCTACATTAGTTACTTTTCTTGAGAAGTATTATCAGCAATTAGATTCTGATTCACCTGTAGAATTACTAAGACACTTACACGAAAAGAAAGATATCATTGCAACTGATGTTGATTTGCTTCAATACATTGAAGATGAATTGCTTTTAGGTCAAGCATACTTTCAAGGATTTAGTAATCCAAGAGCAGCATCTGAATTTGCAAGTACTTTATATCGAGCAAAGGGATCTAAATTTTCTATAGAGCAATTTTTTCGTATGTTCTATAATGAAGATCCAGATGTCGTGTATGGTAAAGATTTGATATTTAAACTTAATGATTCTGCATCAGAGATTGGTGCAGCTTCAGATAAGAGAATAACAAACAATAAGTTATATCAAATCTTTGCTATTCTGATTAAGATTGGTTTACCTGTATCAGATTGGGAATCAATCTATAAATTATTTGTGCATCCATCAGGTATGTACCTTGAAGGATTAGTGCAGTTAGTTAATGAGGCAAATTTAGAAGCTGATAATATGCCAGATGTCATACCTGCACCAGATGAACCAATCGCAGTAGTTGGAGAAGGATTTGCTGCTGCAGCTGGACTTGGTGAACAAACTGAAATATTCTTTGGTGATAGTGCGAATGATCAATATAGATTGAATCTTGGAGATACTATATCTCTATACAGCACAATGACAATACAACAGATTGCAGATCAGTACTCAACACTCATTGAGCAAGTTGAATCTAACGCACCAACACTTGATGAAGATCACGATGCTGACTCAAGTGGCGTAGGATTATCTAACACATTTGAAACTATCGACCAAGAAAGATATTTCTGGTGGGATCCTGATTCTGCTGATTATCAAGTGCAAATAATTCAGAGAGATGACTCAGCTGACTAGTAAAATGTGTATAAATAAAACCATAATATAGGAAATTAAATTGGCAAGACAAAATTTAAATCGAGGAACAACAGCAAACGACGGAAGCGGTGATACTCTTCGTCAAGCTGGTTTAAAGATTAATCAGAACTTTTCTGAATTATATTCTAAACTAGGAGCTGGTGTAGCTGATGCAAATAATCTATCAACCGTTATGGGTTTTGATAGCAGTGCACTTACGTTTGATAGTGCAAGTTATACTGTATCACTTAAAGCAACTACACCTACAGCAAATAGAACGATTAACTTGCCAAATGCAAGTGATACTCTTGTAGGTTTAGCAACTACAGATACACTTACAAATAAAACATTAACAAGTCCAACAATTAACAGTGGAACTTTAAACACTCCTAAGATTGGTACATCGATTAATGATACAAATGCAAATGAACTATTTAAAGTTTCTGCAGCAGGTTCAGCTGTTAACGAAATAACAGTTGCAAATGCTGCTACAACAAATGGTCCATCACTATCTGCTACAGGTGGTGATACAAACATTAATTTAAATTTAATTGCTAAAGGTAATGGTTCAGTTGAAGTAAGTAAAGCTGCATTTGACCATCAGGAGATTACTGCTAATGGCGCAGCTTCAGCAACTAAATCTCTTATTATAGGTAATAAGGGAAGTGCACTTGCAGTTACTTTAGCAGATGGAACTACAATAGGAGAATATAAAGTTTGGATTAATAAGGGAGCAGGTGCAATGACCGTGACTCCTACAACATTCGCTCAAGGTACGACATTTGCCTTAGCACAATATGATGGGTGTACAACAATTTGGGATTCAGATACAGGTTGGTACATAGTTGGTAACCAAGGTGAAGTAACCGTAGCTTAATAGGGTAAAGATATGGCAGCAGTAATTAGTACAATAACAAAATTTCAACAAGCAGAAAAGCTATTCGATGATGTTGGTCAGCAATATGTTGTCTTAAACGATAGTGCTACCGCATCTAATTTTGGTTTAGCAGACTCTGCTCAACAGAACTTTAAAGGTCTAGGAAATTTAACTGGACCTCATGTTGTAAAGAAACACGAATTTAACAGAGTATATGCAGGTATAGCTAGATCTGAAGACTGGAATGCTAGCGATTCAGCTCCAGCACCAGGATTAAATCCAAGAACAGTTAGAACCGCACAATATACTTTACAGGCTTTAAAACAAGTTAACGATTATAAATTTGTAGTTCCAAGATACAACTGGACATCGGGTGCAACATACAGTGCATACGATGATAATCAAACAGGTTATCCTTCAAATGCTTATTATGTACTAACTGATGAGAATAACGTTTACATTTGCTTACAGAGAGCTAAGAACGCTTCTGGTACAGCACAACCATCAACAGTAAAACCAAGTGGTGTTGCCACTTCTGCATTTAGTACTGCTGATGGATATGTTTGGAAATTCTTATACACTATCGATGCTACAAATGCGAATAAGTACTTAGCTGCTAACTATATGCCAGTTGAGAAAGTCGTAGCTGACTCAGCTAACGATCCAACTTTATCAGCAGCTCAAACACAACAAGTCGGTGTGCAGAATGCTGCAGTTGATGGTGCAATATTAAACATCGAATTAGATTCTGGTGGAGCTGGTTATGTAAATGCTCCTGGAATTACAGTTGTTGGAGATGGTTCAGGTGCTACGGCTCACGCTTATATAAGTGGTGGAGTTATTAAGAAGATAGCATTTGATTCAGCTTCATTCTTTGGTTCAGGTTATACTTATGCAAGTATAACAGTTGCAGACTCAAGTGGAGTAACTAAACCAGCTGTTGCAAGACCAGTAATTGGTCCTTCAGGTGGTATTGGTGCTGATCCTCGACAAGATTTAAAATCAAGTTCAATTATGTTTAACACTCAACCTGCAGGTGTTGAAGGTGGAGAGTTCCCATTAAATGACTTTAGACAAGTGCTTCTTGTAAAAAATCCATTGAATTGGAAATACGACAGTGCTAGAGATTACTACACTGGTTCAGTCGGAAGTACACTTCGAAGATTAACGGTAACTGGTTCAAATGATCAGTTTGATAACGATGATACAATTACACAATCTGCAACAGGAGCTAAAGCTTTAGTTGACTCTGCAGATGCTACATACATATATTATCATCAGAACGAAACTACTGGATTTACTGCTTTTGATTCATCAGCAATTACAAGTAGTCCAGGTGGTGGATCTGCAACAGTTATTCAGTTGGGAGATTCAGCAGATGCCACTGAGATAGATAGAATGAGTGGAGATGTTTTATACATCGATAATCGTGCGGCAGTAGCTAGATCAGCAGCTCAAACTGAAGACTTGAAGATAGTAATTACAATTTAGGATAAGAAATGGCAACAGCATACAACTCAGGAATATTTGCATCAACATATAAAGATGATTATAACGATAGTGATGCTTACTATCGAATACTGTTTAATGCTGGTAGAGCTCTACAAGCAAGAGAGTTAACTCAGTTACAAACAATCATCAACAAGGAAATGGAGAGATTCGGTAAGAATATCTTTAAAGAAGGTGCTTGTGTATCTGGTTCAACTGTTACTATCAATAAATCTTATGACTACATTAAACTTAATACAGATACTGGTGCTGGTGGTTTAGCACTTCCAGCAGACACATCAACTCTAATTGATGCTGAATATACAGGAGCAACTTCTGGTGTTACATTTAGAATCTTAGAGTATTATACAGCAGCACAAACTGGTGCAGTTGATACCATTTATGTACAATACATTGGTGGTAACTCAAGTGGAACATATATTAAAGCTGCTGATAACGAAACATTAGAAAATGCATCTGTTGGTGATATCAAATCAGCTTCAACAAGTGCAACAGGTACAGGTACAAGAATTTCATTCGGTGATGGTGCATTCTTTACACAAGGTCACTTCGTATATTCAAGTGCACAATCACTCATATTAAGTTACTATTCAAATGATTATAGTGGTAATGTTGGATTTAAAGTTACACAAGATATTGTAACTTCAGGTGATAATTCAGCATTATACGATAATCAAGGTGCAACACCGAATACTTCTGCTCCAGGTGCTGACAGATATCGAATAAGATTAACTCTTATCGATGAAGCAGACGTGGCCGCAGATGAAGATTTTATATTCTATTGTAAAGTTAAACAATCTGAAATCGTCTCTCAAATTTCGGCAACTGACAATTACAATAAAATTAACGACTTACTTGCTAAGAGAACTTACGAGGAATCTGGTAACTATATCGTTAAACCATTTAAAGCAACTTTCTCATTAAACGATTCTGATGCTAATTACTTAGACTTAGACGTTTCACCTGGTGTTGCATATGTAAATGGTTATAGAGCAGAAACACAAACTGCAAATACTTTAGCAATTGCTAAACCACAAACATACGTTTCAGAAGCTAACGTAAACATTCCAGTTGTATATGGAAACTATCTGATTGTAAATGATAGTTCAAGTGCAAGTGGATTAACTATTCCAACTATCGATACTTTAGGTTCAATTAGTATTTTAGATAATTCTAAATCAGTTGTAGGTACAACCAGAATTAGAGCTATTGAAGAAGATGGTGCTGATTATAGAGCATACATTTTTGATACAAAGATGAACGCTGGTAAAAACTTTGAAATAGATGCAAGACATTTACAAGTTGGTGATAGTGCTGGAGACAGATTAACAATTACGACTGAAACTTTAAATGGAGTAGCTAAAGCTATACTTAAACAACCAAGAGACAATAATGTATTCTTTGATATGCCAAGAATACGACCTAAAGAACTTACAGATATTACAGTAACTTCACAAAGAAGAACAACTGGTGCTGCAAATGGTTCAGGTCAAGCAACAATTACAGTTTCAGCTCCAGAAGCTTTAACAGATACAGGATTATGGATAGCAACTTCAAATGGACAATTAGTTGCTCCTACAATCGTTTCATCAAGCTCTACATCAGTAACAATTGGTGGATTATCAGCTTCTGCAGGATTTACTCTCGTCTATTACGTATCAAAGAGCGTAACAGAAAGAGCTAAAACACTTACAACTACTACCAAGACTTCTACGACAGCTGCTGATTACGTAGATTCAGATGGTATTACATATATCGACTTAGGTCAAGCTGACTTATACGATATACTTGCAATTCAAGACAGTGCAGGTGGTACTGCTGTTGATATTAGTGATAACTTTAACGTTGATAACGGACAAAGAGATAACTATTATCAAAATTCAAGACTTATTCTTAAATCAGGACTAAGCAAGCCATCAGCCACTTACTGTCAATTCAGATACTTTGCACATGGTTCAGGTGACTTCTATTCAGTCAACTCATACGATGGTCAAGTATCTTATGGAAACATTCCTTCTCACACTTCACCTGTAGAAGGAACCATACAACTTAGAGATGTCCTAGACTTTAGACCTACCAAACAAGGTATTGTCGCAAGTGCAGGATTTACAGACATTAATAAATTACCAAGAAATGGTGATACTCTATTAGCAGACGTTGATACATATCAACCTCGTTCAGATAAATTAGTTATCGATGAAAATGGAGTATTGATTAATGTACAAGGTACACCAGATTTTAATCCTAAATTCCCTAACACACCAGATGGAACTTTAGAATTATATCGCATAGCTCTTAACGCAAATACGACTAACGACTCTGATGTTGTTTTAAGTCCAATCGATGCGAAGAGATACACTATGAACGATATCTCTAAGTTGGATAAACAAGTCCAAAGATTAGAAGAACTTACTGCTCTATCATTACTTGAAGTTGATACAAAGAACTTACAAGTATTAGATAGTACTGGTAATGCTAGAACAAAAGCTGGATTCTTAGTTGATAACTTTAGTGATCAAGCATTTGCACAAACTGCTGATGCTGGTTATAGTGCATCTATTGATCCAGGTGAAAAGATATTAAGACCATCTTTCCACGAAAATAACATAAGACTTATATACAATGCTGACTCATCATCAAATGTAACTAAAGTCGGTGACTTAGTTATGTTATCATATGACTCAGCTGAATATCAAGCAATTGACATTTGTTCAGGCACAGAGAATGTAAACCCATTCAATGTTACTTCATCAAGAGGTAATATTACACTATCTCCAGCATCAGATGAATGGAGAGAAGTAAAACAAACTGGACAAAAGGTTGTCCAAGGTGGAACTAAATTAGATACCACTCAAGCTTACCTATGGAATAACTGGGAATGGAACTGGGGCGGTAAAAATATCGAAGATTTAGAAGTTGGTGACGATGCAAATAGATCATTAACATCATCAACACCTGATAGAGATTACAGAACAGCACAAGCCAGAAGAGCTGATGCTTGGGGAGATCAACCTGACTCACCAAGATATAATGCAGATGCCGACGAAAGAGCTAACCCAACGAAAGTTAATCGAATTGTTTCATCAGAAACGATAAGAGAAGTTGTTGGAAATAAAGTTGTTGACGTTGCACTTATACCTTGGATACGATCACGTAAGATTTACTTTAAAGTTGGTGGATTAAGACCTAACACTAAATACTATCCTTACTTTGATAATAAGGCAGTTGACAGTTGGGTTAGAGAAGAAACATTTGTGAACTTCTCAGCTGATACTACTGACTATGGTAACCAATACGATGCAGCTACATCTCACCCAGAAGGTTCATCATCACTTGTATCTGATACAAATGGTGCAATTGAGGGTTCATTCTTTATTCCTCATAAACAATTTAAAACTGGTACGAGACAATTTAAACTATTAGATATTTCTGGTGGATTAGACAACCAAGCATTATCTGTTGCAACAGCAACGTATGAAGCAAAAGGTACAATCGAAACTGTACAAGAAACAGTTAAGACAACTCGCGTACTTAATGTTTTAGGTGAAGAAACTACTACATCTAATAGTAAGAAAGTTAAGAGTTTCTTGCCATCGCTTGGTAAACTTATTAGCCCACTCAGAACTGGTGCAGCAACATTTACAGCAGACAATACTTTACCTGATGCAGCCTTAACATTTAGTAACTTTGGTTCTAGATTCGTAGGTGACACATTCATTGGTAATAAGATGATGAGAACAAGATGTGGATATCGAGATCCTCTTGCTCAATCTTTCTTGGTCAACGATTTAACAGGTGTATTCTTAACAAAAGTTAAAGTATACTTTAAAACTAAAGATAGTACACTACCTGTAACTTTACAAATCAGACCAATGGAAAATGGACATCCACATTCTACAAAGTATATTGCAACTAAAACGCTTACATCTTCTCAAGTAACAACTGTATCAACACAAACAGTTGCTGGAGTTTTGGCAGCTCCTACATCATTTGAGTTAGATGAACCTGTATATCTCTCACCACAAGAGGAATATGCAGTCGTATTACTTGCTGATAGTAACAAATACACGGTTTATGTTTCAGAAGTTGGACAATTCCAGTTAGGTTCTACATCGAAGAGAATTACAACTCAACCTTCACTTGGTTCACTATTTAAATCACAAAATGGTAGAACATGGGAGCCAGATCAGAAGAAAGATTTAATGATGAAACTTGTAAGGGCATCATTTAATAAGACATCTGGTGACGTAAGATTGAGAAATGCAAATGTTCCTGCTTACAGATTAGATCCTAACCCAATTAAAACTACAGCTGGCGATTCAGATATTATCCTTCATTTCCCAGATCACGGTTTAGATTCAGGAGATACTTTCGAAATAACTGGATTAACAGGTGGAACAAGTTATGGTGGTGTATTAGGCAGCGTACTCGATTCAACACATACTGTAAAACATTTTGATGCTTCCGGTATTGTGTTCTCAGTACCAGCTGGAACACTTGCGCCAACTAAATCAACATATTCAGGTGGTTCGAATGTTAAAGTTGTAGATAGAAACATTCAATTTAACTTAGCAAAAGTTGATCTACAAACAATGGTACCTGACTTAACAGGTTTAGCATTAAGAGGTAAGTTTACTTCAGGTAGATCAGTAGCTGGTTCAGAAACAAGAATGACAAAAGATACAGCTTGGTCAGCATTAAGATTCAATAGAAACACTTCATTCTCTGCACCTAAGATGATTGCCAATAGAACGAGAGAAAACTTAGTAGTAGGTTCTGAAGGATTGGGTGGAAACTATTCATCAGAAATAAGTGTACCTATTAGCACAACAAATAACTTTGTATCTCCAATTGTTGACTTACAAAGAGCTTCAATGACTCTGATTGGAAACCACATTACAGATACAACTGTTGATAAATTTACAATTGAAGATTCTGCAGAAACTGTAGCAACAAACGGTAAAGAAGTTGCAAGACACATCTCAATACCTGCTACTCTTGCAAACGCTTCAGTAGGTATTAAAGTATTCTTAGCAGTCAATAGACCTTCAGTAGCTTCTGTAGACTTATATTACAGAGTTGGTGGAGAAGATACTAACTTAGATCAAGTTAACTGGGTACTATTAGCACCACAATCAACTCCAGCTCCAGATGATAATCCTACAATCTTTAGAGATTATGAATATCTAGCTGGTGGTCAGAACGGTGTGTTAGATCCATTTACAAAAATGCAATTTAAAATTGTAATGAGATCAACAAACTCTTCAAGAGTCCCTAAATTAAGAGACTTTAGAGCAATAGCAATGATTGATTAATGAAGTTTATGGACTTAATAAGAGTAGAAGGACATAAAGGGTTAGCACGAGATAGAAAAACTGGTGTTATTATTAACATAAGTGAAAATGAAGTTATGCAAGCTCGACAACGAAAAGCGTTGAGATTGAAAAAGGCTGAAGAAGAGAAACAATTAATTAATCGACTTGAGAAAGTTGAGGACGGAATAAATAAAATTAACGATTTAATCTTAAGATTATTGGACGAGAAAAATGGCATATAAGGTAGTAAATTTAGACGACAATATACTGAATTTAAGAAACAAAGTCAATGTTGTTTCTAAGTTTGCTGGTGACAGTGCTGCACTCACTACAAATGTAGATTCAGATTTAGTAGGAGCTATTAACGAAATAGATGCAGTATTTGATGCATCAGCAAATCAAATTAAGTCAACTGGATTATATGTCAACGATGCTGGTAATATTACCCTCGATGCAAGTGGTGGTATAATCACGCTACGAGATGATTCAGCTAGCTTTGGTACATTACAAAATAGTTCAACTAATCTTGTTGTAACTTCTACTGATATTACACTTGATGCTTCAGATGATATATTCATTGATGCTGATGGTGGTAATATTAAATTCCAAGACGGTGGTGCTGATGTTATAGATTTCAATATAGCAGGTTCACCTCCAAGTATGAGTGTAACAGGTGCTTTATCAGTACTTACCACAGGTGCTTTTACAGTTGATGCAGCTGCAGACATTAATTTAGATGCAGGTGGTGGAGACGTTGTATTAAAAGACGATGGAACACAATTTGGTAGTTTAACAAATACTTCAGGTAACTTGATTATTAAATCAGGCACAACAACTGCAGCTACCTTCAGTGGAGCAAATGTTACATTTGCAGGTACAATTACATCAATTGCACTTGATACGACAGCACAAACACACGGTGCTGCGATCAATGAATTACATACACAAATAGATTTATTAGACAGCGATAAAAATATACTTAACGCAAGAGTAATTAACGTATACGACAGTGCAGGAACGTTATTAAACCCAGCATCATAGGATAGAGTGGTATGGCTAATCGTTACCCACTTAAACATCAAGCAGACGGGGACATACAAAGATTCACTCGTGATGAAGAGCATTGGCTAGCTTATCAGGCAAGTCTTCGCTTGATGATGGACGATTCTACAGCTCCATATCAATTATCGACTCTATCAGGAAACAGCATTGGTTCATTCACAGACACATTCTTTAATGAAGCAGTAGGAACTCATCCAGGTTCAGCATTATCTACTGGTTCAACAGTTACTACTTTATATCAAAGAAATGGTAGTGACTTAGATTCAGCAAATGCAAACTTTAGAACACCAATAAATGTAGAATCAAATTCAGATATAGGTGAAATGTCATCTGCTGAATTTTATGAACTATCAAAAAGATTAGCTGGTCACGCGATGGTAAATGAATATTTAGGTTCATTTAGATTAGGTTCGTCTGCTCCAGCTGGTTATACCGTACACTTATCGAATGTGTTTTCAGACACACAAACAGATGGCACAACTGTAAACTATAGCATTTATAAGAGAACATCCGGAATATCAGAACCTACAAAAGTAAATCCAATGTCGATCAAGAGATCTGGCGGTTACACAGGTACTTTCCAAGGATTACAAGCGATGGATAGTGCTCAGTGTGTGTACACCCTCGGAAATCATATGAAGTATTATATGATGGATTCATCAGGTAACATTGGTAATTATCAATTAAGATCTTCAACTCAAGGTGCACCTACATTAGCAGGTACATGGTCAACAAGAGGTACTGCAACTGATACGAAAAAGACAACATCAGATGTTGATTATACACGTAATAGTACTGCAGATGCTGATGAAAACTTTACATCTGTATATGAAACAGACTATACAGCAGATTATGAGGGTAATTTTGTCGGTGACTTTACTGGTAATTATATAGGAGACTTTACAGGAGACTTCGTTGGTCCATACACAGGTAACTTCGAAGGTGCATATACAAGAGTACAAATAGAAGCATTTGAAGGAACTTATCTTGGTGCGATTACATATACTGGAAATTTTACAGGAGATTTCACAGGAGATTTTATTGGAACTTACATAAATCCAGATGGACAAGCATTTTCAACTAATTATACTGGTAATTTTGCTGGACCTACAGACTTTGTTGGAAACTGGGTAGGTGGTCCTTTACAAAATATAGACTATCAGGGTAACTGGGTTGGACCAATTCAATCTAACTATGAAACTGATTATGCAGGCACAGATTATCTTGGTGCTCCAGCACGAGTAACTGATTATACCCGAAGCGTGTACAGTCCTATCAATGAGACATACTATCTTGGTAACTATGTTGGTAACTTCTTAATTGCTCCTTATGAAGGAAACTATACAAGAAACTCTACGAGAGATTCTACACGTGGTTCAGTTAATCCAGATGCGGCTGGTTATGCAGGCAATTATAGTTCAGGTTTTACGGGTGATTTTACTGGTACATATACAAGAGTACAGGATGAAAACTTTACACGTAATTCAACCGCAGATTCTACAAGAAACTCAACCGCAGCATCTACTACGAACTTTACTGGAAACTATATTGGCACATTTACTGGTGATTTCGTAGGAACATACACAGGTGACTTTACAGGTAACTATTTCGGAGAAACAATTCAATCCTCAGCAGAAACTGTTGAAACTTATACGCTTTATGTTCGTGTAGCATAATAAAAACATATAAATAATACATTATGGCAGCACCTCTTAAATTAGTCAATACTAAAGACTTACGTGAATTTGATTCAGATAACTATGAATATATAGCTTATCAGGCTGCACTACAACTTGCTGCTTCAGATTCTGCCGATCCAGGCATATTAGCACTTCAATTTACTGATTCTGCAGGACACTATAAAGTAGGTGGAATGATAGACACCTTCTATAATCAGTCTGTAGGTACTCACCCAGGCTCATCCCTCAGCATCGGTCAAACAACCCAATATCTGTATCAGAAAAAAGGAACTGCTGCTGAGACTGATTCTGATATCAGATCTCCTTTAAAACAAGACGTAGGTGCAACAAACGATTTAAGAGAACAAACATCATCTGAGGTAAATGATCTAACAGATGTATTGTTAAATCGTATCATGACATACGAACATCCAGGTACATTTAGACTTGGTTCCTCTGCACCGAGTGGAGATTATTCTGTTCTTTTATCAGGTATTTTTACAGATACTCAAACAGATGGTACAACTGTAACATACAACATTTATAAGAGAACTCAAAATAGTAATATTTACACAGACTATGCTGGTTCTCCACCAACAGCAGTGCTTCCTGCTACTATAAAAAGATCTGCAGGAGGAAGTGGTGATTGGCAAGGTTTGATAGAGATGACTCAAAGACAAACTCAGTTCACGTTTGGTCAAAGAGCTCTCACAAGAATAATGGCTACAGATTCTGCCACTGAGTTAAAAGTAGGAAGGTACCTTCTTCGTAATTCAGGTGCAGGAACACCAGCAAGTGCTGGAATCACAGGTACTTGGGTCGCAAGAGGAACTGCAACTGATACAAGAAAAGAAACTGCAGATGCTGATTATACCACAGAATATGAAGGAACAGTTTACGAAACAGATTATGAAACAACATTTACTGGAGATTATGTTGGTGACTTTACTGGTAACTTTGTTGGAGATTTCGTAGGAGCATACTCATCAGATTACACAAATCCTGATGATCCAGCTGCAGATTCAACAAGAAACTCTACTCGAAATTCTACTGCAAATGCAGAAGAAGATTATACAGGAGACTTCGTAGGTGACTTTGTTGGAACATACACAGGTGACTTCGTTGGAGATTTCGTAGGTACATATGTTGGAGACTTCGTAGGAGACTTCGTTGGTACATATGTCGGTACATTTACAGGAGACTTTATTGGAACTTATACTGGTGATTTCGTAGGTGACTTCGTCGGAGACTTCGTAGGTACTTATACTGGAGACTTTACTGGTAACTATACTGGTGACTTTACAGGAGACTTCTTAGGTGCAATTACATACACTGGAGACTTTACTGGAACTTACACTGGAGACTTCACTGGTAACTTTACGGGTAACTTCACAGGTAACTATTTAGGACCAATTGATTATGTAGGAGACTACATTAACCTAGACGGTATCAACTATCAGGGTCCAATTAACTATGTTGGTAACTATGTTAACGTCGACCAGATTGCTTATACTAACGTAAACCAAATAGCATATACAAACGTTAACCAGATTGCTTATACCAATGTTAACCAAATTAACTACTATGGACCAGGCCCAACTTATTATGGACCTGGACCTACTTACTATGGACCAAGTCCAACATATACAGGTAACTTCGAAGGTACATATACACGAAATAGATATAGTAATGTGAACGAAGTGTACTATCTTGGAAACTTTACTGGTAACTATACTCGAAACTCTGTAAACGTTAACCAGATTGCTTATACCAATGTCAATCAGATTGCATATACAAACGTTAACCAAATTAACTATCAGGGTCCAGGTCCTACTTACTATGGACCAGGTCCTACATATTATGGTCCAGGACCGACATATTATGGACCATCACCTGCTTATGCTGGTGACTATGTAAACGTCAATGCTGCAAACTATTATGGTCCAGGTCCAGCATATGCTGGTAACTATGTAAACGTTGATGCTGGTGATTTTACAAGAGATTCTACAAGAGATAGTACACGTAATAGCACCGCAGATCAAGACGAAAATTTTACAAGTAACTATACAAACCCTGATGATCCAGCTGCAAACTCAACTAGTAACTTTACTGCTGACTCTACAAGAAATAGCACAGCAGATGCAGATGAAAACTTTACTGCAAATAGTACTGCTAACTCAACAGCTGATCAAGATGAAAACTTTACATCAGATTATGAAACACCAGTTGATGAAAACTTTACAAGTAATTCAACTGGTCCTTCAGATGAAAACTTTACAAGTAATTATACCACAGACGTAGATGAAAACTTTACGACTAACTATGGTGGTAACTATGTTGGTGATTACATTGGAGACTTTACTGGAGACTTTACAGGTAACTTCTTAGGTCCTATCACTTACACTGGAGACTTTGAAGGAAACTTCACGACAGACTATACACGAAATTCTACTGCAAATGCTACTGAAGATTATGTTGGAACATTTACAGGAACGTTTGGACAAGTATTTACTGGAAACTTCCTTGGTGAGACAATACAATCGAGTGCAGCAACAGTTGAAACTTATACTCTATATTGTAGAGTAGCTTAATATTTGAATATATAACATTATAACAATTGAGGTAAATTATGGCAAAGCGAACTTGGCAAAGACATGCTTTCTGGGAAAATTATCAAAAAGATAGAATAACTGGAATACTCGTTACCGAAGATGGTAATAAATCAACTAAACAACAATTAACTGTATATAAGCTAAATCCAGATGGTTCTGATAACCCAGACTTTCAAGAAATTATAGATCAGTTAGGTGTTGAAACACTAGATAAAAACACTGCTCAAAGGAATGATAAGAAAGCTGAAGAGGCTAGACAAAAACACACTAGAGAGCAGCAACAAAAGAAACAAAGGGAATTAGCACAGTTATTTGAAGCAAAGCTGTCTGCATTTGAAATTGATGAAATTAAGAACTCTAGTAATCGTGAACTTAAATCGAAATTACGGAAATCAAAGAATTTGGTTGAGCTGCAGATCTATGCGCAGCTCATCGTCAAAGAAGCCTTAGGACTGTAACATGGAAAACAGTGGTTACCTAATAGTTGCTTCTCGCAAATCCGCATTTTATTCTATGGCAATTAATCTTGCCGAATCAATTAAAGACTATTACGAAGATGCAAAAATTTGTTTAGTCACCGAAGAACGTTTCTTAGACGTAAGAGCTGAGAACGTTGCTGATCACATCATACATTGTGACGATCATTATCGCGCCAAGATTTGGGGTATGGCACAAACTCCATTTGATAAGACGTTCTATATTGATGCTGACTGTGAAGTAGTGCACGAAGATATCGCAACAGTCTTTGATCAGCTCGGTGACAATGATATGATGTGTACATATTTGGGAGATGATCGTAAATATGTATTTAGTGAGTTGTATTTTGGACCTCCTGAAAACAGAAATAGAATGGAATATTGTGGAGGTACATGGTTATACGACTATTCAAAACCAATCGTAAAAGAATTTATAAAAGACTGGTTTGAATTATTTCACAAACAATGGAATAATCAGTGGTGGCCGATGGATGAAAAAGGCAACTGGGATGAAATAAATTTCCCTCGATCTCTAAAAGTATGGGATCAGTTTACCTTATGGTGGTTAACTAAAAAGTGGGATAAATATAAAGACTTAAAAATCGGTATATTTGAAGATGATGCACGATGGAATTGGTACACAGGTTATGATAGAACACGAACTATAATACAGAAACCAGAAGTTGTTCAACATTATTCTTATATGGCTCCAAAAGATAAAATATTATGAAGTTAATTGATATTCGAAATAAAGATCTACTTGAAATATTAGAAGAAGCACAGTGGTTTGTAGAAAATCATGAGAAGGTTGAGAAATATGTAAAACCCGGAGGAGTAGGGGTTGATGCTTCTAAATATGTAAGTGAAGAGTTTAAATGGAAAGTTATTAATGAAGGAACAGCTCATGAGGGATATCCAGAATGTGCTTCTGGCTATAACATAAAACCAGAACAAATAAAATATAATAACTATAATGATGAAATACCGAACAGGTATGAAAGTGTAAATACACAGCTTATGTCTTTTTTCGGGAGTAGATGGAATGCTCTATTTCATGTTTACAGTCCTGGTGCATTTCTATCATGGCATAATAATGCAAATGCTTCATCATATAATTTAATTTTTACATATAATCCTGGCGGTTATGGATATTTTAAGATGCATGATTGGAAAACAGGTAAAACAGTAGAAATGAGAGATCCAAAAGGATGGTCATGTAAATATGGATTTTTCGGATCATATAAAGAACCAAAAGATAGATTAGTTTATCATTGTGCTTATACAGAAGTGTGGAGGATGACGATATCTTACATCTATAGTCCTTATGATACTGAAATAGGAAAAGAATTTCAAAAACAGGTCATTGAAGAGATCTCCATAGAATAAATAAATTAAAAAATAGTTAAAAGAGAGGCAACTTCTAGTTGCCTTTTTTTATAAATAAAACAATATATCCATAATAATTTAGTTAGGTAGAGAATGGCACAACAAGAAGATCTTGAAATTGACCAAGGCGCAGATGTAGCAATTGAGCTTTATGTAGATAGCGCTGATGGCTCTGTGAAAAATTTGACAGACATGACACTAGCAGCAACGATGAAACTAAGTTACAACGCTGATAGTTCAAACACAATATCTTTTGGAACTGCTATTACAGATGCAACTGGAGGAGTTTGTTTGTTAACACTAACTAATACACAAACAAATGCATTAAAACCAAAGAAAAGGTACGTATACGATGTTGAGCTATCTTTTATAGACGATAGTGGCAACTCATTAGTAGAGCGACTTTTAGAAGGAAGTATTTACGTGAATCCTTCGGTAACAACATAAGGAAGATAATATGTCAAGCGTTAGTAAGATTATAGTCGGTACTCCAATACGAAGATTACAAGGATCTAACTCAGCGTTAGGTTCTCTAGCCAACGTAACTATAACAAGCGTAGCTAACGGACAAATACTTGTTTATAACGCTTTAACAAGCGAATGGGAAAATGCATCACTTGATTCAGGAGAAGGTCTTAATTTAAGTTGGGATTCTGCTGCTGATAAGTGGACTCTTTCTGCTGAATTTGCAGATTCGAACAATCCAGGTATTGCAAAATTCATATCATCTGACTTTACTGTTGGAGATTCAGGTTCAGTATCGATTAAGTTTGATGCTGTACCAGAAAGTCTTGTACCAGCAACTGATAGTGCATATGACTTAGGTTCTTCGTCTAAAAAATGGAGACACTTATATTTAAGTGGAAATAGTTTATTCATCAACGGTCAAACATTGTCCTATGATTCTATAGGAGGAACACTTAACTTTAATGGAAATTCTATTTTAGTTAATGGCGATTCTGGTGCAGATTCAGACATCAGAAACTTATTTAGTGCTAGTGGTAACTTATCATACAATCCTTCTACTGGTGTATTCTCATATTCAGATTCAGATAGAGCCGCAAGTATTATTAAAGGAATGTTTAGTGCAGATGGTGGCTTATTATCATATGATAGTACTTCTGGTCAATTTAGCTTAAATGATTCAGATATAGCACGAACAAATATTAGAGAAACATTCCATGCTGGTATCGAAATGCCAGATAACGTTTCAATCAGATTTAAAAATGGTGAAGGTTATGTGTATAATTATAATGATCAGATGCTTATCACTGGTGGTAATGCAGATGGAGCAGTTAAATTATATCACGGACCTTCAACCGAAAGACTCGCGACGACTACTACAGGTGTTACAGTAAATGGAAACGTAATTGCTGATAGTGCACTT